GATCTTACCGTAAAACATAATATAGATAAATCAAAAATTGAAATCATAAATCAATGGTTAACCTATTATGATGTTTTGTCCGAATTGTTGAGAGTCTTCATGAAAACCGTGAAGATAAAATATAATGAACGGAAGTTCATCAGATTCATACGAGATTATTCGATTTCACAGACCGACACAGTAAAAGTAATTAAATATTACTATACTGCATTAGCTAGTTTGGCGAATAACTCTACATCTCAACCGGAACATATAAAAAACATGCCCCTGTGGTTACCCCTCTCTCGATCAGTGAAGAATCATATACTGAAACGATTTGGAGAAAAAAAGCGTAGGCTAAAATTTATAGCTTTTGCACACGAACTTGCCTACAGTCGTCGTTGTGCACCTAGTGTTCCTGATTCCTTTATCAAGAAAGAATGGGTTGAGTATAGAAAATCACTTACTCAACTCCCAAAACCGTCACTAGTCGATGTTAATGTAATTAGAGATATAATACCTATTGTATTCCCTAACTGTCATATTAACTTAAAATCTTATTTAGACAATTGTAATGATTGCTCCTCTATTAGAAAATCAGAGGTTGATATTTCTTATCAAAATAAGGTTAATGAAGGAAAAATGTACCATCAAAGAAAGGTTGAAGATATTGATTCTATATCTTTACCTCAATCATCATCACTTGGCATGTTTAATAAGATTCCCTGTCCAATTTTCGCATCATCTTTTATAAATGAAGGAAATTTGATGGGAAGAGCTATCTTATTAAGTGAACCTCTCAAGACGAGGTCAATCACAACATGCTCACCATATGAATATTATGCATTTAAACCTATTCAGCACATTTTGAAAAAGTCAATGTCTGAGTCTCAAGTATTGCTTTTCGGTCGTACGGCTGAAGTTAGTGATATTGAGCTTCTCAAAAGAAGAAGTTTAGAATTTTATGGTGACCAGGAATTATTTTATGTTTCTGGTGACTACAAGAATGCTACGGGATTCATTTCTCCAGAAACTTCAAAAATTTTAGATAATGAAGTCTTTAATGTTCTAGGAGATTTAGAAATACCTCTTGTAGATGATCCGAATAGTCCTATATCACAGGCTTTTGTCCTGTTATGGAACTATTTGAAAGATGATGTTGCAGCTCAAAAGCGTAATTTTTATAAACTCAATGTGTACTACCTATGTATCCTCAAGCAGAGAGATACTCCAATGTGTAAAATATCACAGATAAGACAAGATACCTTCTCAGGAAGACTTGTCAATATGACCTATGATAAAATTGGAGGGTATATGAAAAAACCTAAGTTTATAAGACAAACAAATGAACAATTAATGGGTGATATAAAATCATTTCCATTGCTTTGTCTTCTTAATTATGCTTTATGGTACGATGTTAACAAAGAACTAATTCGAAATGAACTCTATCAGTGTGAAACTATCACTGGATTAACCTTGAAACTGAGAAAACTTGTTCCACCTTGTTGGATTAACG